CGGCGGCACCACCGACGGGACCGGCGATAGCCTCACCGGCCGTCGCCACCTCGGCCTCGCGGAGCCCAACCAGACGGCCACCGGCGGCGCGGCCCAGGCTCTCGGCGGTCTGGTCCTCGACGAGGCGGGCGACCTGCTCGGCCTTGCGCAGCTCCTGATACAGGTCCTTCGCGCCCTTCGGCCCCGGGCTCCCTCGAAGGCGAGCGACCATCGTCGACACCTCTGACGGCGGCACACCAACGAGGGCGGACTCAACGGCGTCGTCGGCTGTGTCCCGCAGGGCCCTGATGTACTCCTGCTTCGCCAGGACTTGAGCTGGGGAGTCGCCCCATTTCCCGGCCACCTTGCCGGCGACGTTCGCTTTCCGCTGCACCTGTCCGAGGGTGTAGACGACGTCGCTCGCGTCCAGCTCGTCGGCTTGGGCAAGCATCGTTTCCACAACGGGGCGGTACTCGTCGGAATCCGCGAGCAGGGTCTTCGCTCGCTGGCGGACTCGGGCGGCCAGCTGCTGCGACGAGACGGAGGCACCGGCGGCGTCGGCCTGTTCGAGAAGCAGCGACTTTGCCTCGTTGATGGTTTCGCGCGACTTGGTGGCGGCCTCGTTCAGCGCCGTCGTCGTCGACGCTTTCGGCGCCATTCCATACTCGCGCATGATGCGGGTTGCCTCGGGAACCCCGCCTTTCACCGGCGGGGTGCCTGACACCTTCCCCTCGACGAGACGGGCGATTTTCAGGCCTTCGATGTTCGCGCCGGTTGCGCCTTTGGTCGTCGCAAGGCGGGCGATGTCGGCACCCTTGCCCATCTCGGTGAGGGGCTTTGACAGCAGTGATGCGACTGCGGGGGCAGCGCTGCGGGCCATTTGGACGGCAGCGGGGGCAGCGCCACCGGTGAGGGCGCTCATCAGCCCGGTTTTGGTCATCTCGCCGACCAGCTCCTGCGGTTCGAGGGTTTTCGATTCACCCGCGCCGGTCACGACGCCTTGCAATCCACCGACACCGATGCCGGTCAGCACGGCCTTCCCGAGGTCCTTCGCCTTGCCGGCAGCACCAGCGGGCAAAAGCAACGAGGAGAGGACCTGCCCGGCGCCGGTTTTCAACGGCTCGGCGGCGCGGGACTCATCGAGGCGCTGACGTTCCTCGTCGCGGGCCTGTCGGTATGCGCGGCGCGCGGATTGCATGAACTCGTCGGTCTCGACGGGCTCGAACCCGGTGAAGGCGTCGCGTACTCGCCCATAGACGTTGCCCAGGGCGCCGGCAGCACCGGCCAGCTCGTCGCCGAACGAAGCGGTGACGCCCTGCTTGGCACCTGTGGCGAAGCTCTGCTCATAGAACGGGCGAGCCTCAATGCGGCGCCGCAGCTCCTCGTCGCGGCCTTCCTTGCCTGCGTCAGAGACGGCGGCGGTGGGCACGGCTGCGGCGAGTTTCGCCCGACGGCGTCGCTCTTGTTCTAGTTCCAGGACTTCAATCTCTTCTTCTGGGGTCATTTTTTGGCCTTCAGTTGATTGAGGCGGGCCTCAATGTCTGCGTCGCTCATCTCGGCACGAGGCTTAGTGGGGGCGGCGGGCGCGGTGGCGGCGGGGCTAGAACCTGCGGCGCCGGGGATGTCCAATCCTCGCACGTTATACGCTTCTGCTCGACGCTGCTTGACGTCGCTGCGCAGCGCTTCGAGGACTTCTTTCGCCGTCTTGTTGCTCGTCGCGAGCCCCAAGAGTCCGCTATCGACAAGCCCCTGTCTCATGAGCTTGACCTCGCCCTCGCGGGCGACACTGCCCGGGTCGGCGAGCTTGGCAAGGTCAGTCGCGATTTCAGTCAGCCGGCGATCCATCACCTGCCCCTCGGGCCCCATCAGCTCGAAGGTGCCCGTCTTGTCGATCATGTCCTGCACGGCTTGAATGTTGCGGTCGAGGTTGCTCGTAAAGTTCTCGACCTCGAGGACTTGTTGCCGTCGCTTCTCGCCGACCGCTGTGGCGGCGGTGTCACGAGAGGACCCGGGCCCACCGACGGCCTCGTTGCGCAGGCGTGCAACTTCGAGGCGCAGCTTCTCCGACCGCATCGCAGCATCGGGGCTCGGCTGCCTTGCACCACCACCGAGAGGGGCGGCGGCCTTGCGTTCGGCGAGCTTGGCGGCGGCCTCACCCTGTTTCGCCTTGCGCATCTCCTCGGCCTGGATGGCTCTCACTGCGTCGTCATCGAGGAATCCCAGACGCTCGTCCATCGAGGCGGTGCCGATGAGCGATTCCATGGAGCGGCCGGCGGCACCTGAGCGCAGCTCGGCGAGGGCGTTCTCGCGCCCCTTCGCTTCCCTCGCCGGCCGGGCGGCTTCGGCCTCGAGGGCGGCCTTCGCGCGGTCGGCCTCGGCCTTCGCCTTGACTTTCGCCATCTCGGCAGCGGCCTTCGCTGCCTCGGCGGCGGTGCGGGCGTTGCGAGACTCGACGACCGCAGCGTCTCGCGCCTTGCGGGCCTCGACGTCGGCGTTGAACTTGCGCTCGGCGAGGTCGGCCTGAGCGACCCTGCCCGCGATGCCGGCGCCAGTGTCAATGAGGGCGGGCAGGAGCGAGGCAAGCGCCGTCGACCTCGCAGCGTCACGGCCAGCGCGGATGCGTTCCTGTTCGAGTTGCAACGGGACGAGGCCAGCGGCGGCGAGGATTTCAGCGGTTCGAGATGCGCGCGACATTGGTCACCCGTTCACAAGTTGGATTTGGTCATGAGCCGAACGACGCCAATAGATACCAGAGTCCCGCACGACCCCGAGGGTCAGCGGCGTCACCGACCAGCCCGGCAGGTTGATGGTCGACGTGCATGATGCCTGCAGCTCGGCGCGGCGCTTCTCCATCGCCGACAACGGGGGTTCGCCGGTTTTGACCCAGCACATCGACGCGGCGGTGTGGCAAAGCAGTTGGTCGAGCGTCGTCAGCGAGATGGATGCTTGCGACCAGATGAACGGGTCTGACGACAACGCCGGGAACGCCGCGCGGGGCACGTACATGATGCGGCACGGCTGCACCGATGTGACGTTCGCGAAGCCATCGAAGACGCGGCAGGGTGGGACCTGCAGGACGCCATTGCCAACGACCAGGGCGACGTTCGCGATTTTCAACGGGGTGATGGACGCGAGCGAGATAGCACCGGCTGACGAGGACGAAACGTCGGCCGACTGGTAGTAGATGTTTGCGCCACTGTCGACGACGCTTTGCCACACCTCCTCCTGTGCGACCTGCAACGCCGTCGTGATTTCGGCATCAGAAATCAGCGGGTTGTTGTCCTTGTCGTCGAGGAGGAATCGAACGCGAACGATGGCTTGGGCGAGTGTGACTGTCATCGTCGGCCTCGGTGTTTGGGCAGGGCCATCGCAGCGGCGAGCAGCTCACGGCCATCGACGACGCGGGCGAGGCTCTTGTTGATTTCGCGGCGGAAATCGGCGCGGTGGTCCTCGAGAGAAAGCTCTCGCTGCGTCTCCTCGCGGATGCGAAAGCGCTCGGCCTTGTCGAGGACGTGCCACGCCTCCCACTGGCGCTTGCCATGTAGCCCGTCGAAAACGCCGGCACCGTCGCGCAGCAGCCCGACAACCATCGGCATCCCGCTAGCGGCGTGCTCTATTGAACACATCGGGACCCCACCACCGTGAGCACGCGAGACGAGCACGCGGCCGAACGGTGTGTGCTGAAGGTCGGGGTCGTCGTTGATGGCGGCGAGGTCCATCACTTGGCCTCGCTGGCGACAGGTGGCGCCGACTTGGTGACGACGGCCTTCGAGATGGCCTTGACCTTCGCGGCGTTCTTGGCGCCGATGCTGCCCAGCTCGCGAACCACCATCTCGCTGACATCGAGGATGCGGTCGTCGATGTCGCTCGGGGTCGCGCGGATGAATGGCCCCAGGGCGTCGTTCGCTCCTTTGACGGCGGCGACGATTTGGCGGCGACGGGCCTCGTCCATGTGCGCGGCCCACAACGGCAGCACCAGGGGCCCAGCGATGAGCGCCAGCCCGCAAGCGGTGGCAAGGGCGGCGAGGATGACGGGGAGCATGGCGAGGACGGCGGCGGGCATTGTGGGCCTTTCAGTGCGGGCGAGAGCGGCCCGAGTTGGTTTCGTCGATGCGGTTCACGTCGGCGCGCAGGGCATCGAGCTTTGCGCCGATGGAACCCAGCTGCGTGAGCACTTGCGAGCGTTCGACGCTGGCGGCTTCGAGTACGGTGACCTTTTCGGTGAGGATGATGGTGCTGTCTCTGACGTTGGTTATGCTGTGCGCGACGGCAAGCGAGCCAGAGACAAGCACGGTACCGAGTATCGCAACGAGCCACAGGGGGACTGTCACGCCATTGGCAACAAGGTGAGTCGGTTGGTTCATTGGCGCCCCAAGAAAAGAACCCAGCCCCGTCGACGTCAACGGGGCTGGGTTGGTTGCTCAAAGACCGGTGAGGCCGGTCATGACGCCGATGGCGCCGCGCTTGGCGCAATACAGCTGGTAGGATCCGGTGAAATCGGCATCCATCGACAGAGTCGTGCGGTTGGTCACGACGACGCCACCCAGCTCGGTCAGCTCCTCGGGGGCCATCTCGCTCCACACACCGAGTTTCGCGTGGTCACGGTTGTGAAACACCACAACGGTCTGCGGGCAGTTCGGGTCAATCAGCACCGGACGGCCAGCGAGGTCGAGGCCGCTGCTACGCACGTCGCCATACTTGTCCGACCGCGCGCCGAGGGGCTGCGGGCGCTGCGCCGTCGGCTGAATCGTCATGCCGAAGACTGCGCCCATGGCACCGGCCTGGATGCGGTGCGCGGCGGCGACCTGTGGCGACATCAGCGCATCGGTGAACTGCTCACCGCTGTACTGCGTGATGCGCGCATCGAACTGCAACGCGGCTTCATGGGAGTACGCCGCGCCCAAGGCGATGGTCTGACCGACCCAGCCGGGCAGGTTAGCTGGAGCGATGCCGCCGAACGTCGACGATGCGCCGCTGCCGGCGATGTCGTCGAACGAGTTGAGCCGCTTGCCCGCGATGGCGGTGGCGTTGCCGCCGAATCCGGGGTACGTCCCACGCAGGGCGAGGATGTCGTCGACGGCGACGGCAGTGGCGCCGAGGGCCACGACGGCACCGGTGGCGGGGTTGATCACGTCATTGATGAACGTCACGGTACCGGCCACGTTCGCCGAGTTGGCGCCCACAACGGCGGCCACCTTGCTGATGCACCGAATGGTGTACGACAAGGCCAGCGACGTATCGACGAAGTTGTACGACGCGCCGGGGATGAACAGGCTCACGTCGAGGAACGAGATGGTCACCGTGGAATCGGCAGCGGTGCCTGACCAGGTGGCGACGGCCTGGGGGACGACAGCACCGGCGTACAGACCACGGCCGATGTGACGGGCCACGGACTTCGCCGAAGCGTCGAGTTTTGAGTCAAGCATCTTGGTGAGTTCGCGGTCGGCGAGCTTGGCGAGGGCGGCCTGCTTGCCCAAGGACACGCGGGTGGTGACCATGGTCGGGATGAAACGGGCCTTCACCGGGGTCGTGGTCTGACCATTGGGCCGGTTGTCGAAATCGCTGGCATAGGTGGTCGCGGGCGACTCACCGACGTCGGCGGTGACAACGAGTTCTTCGCCGTCCTGTTCTACTTTTTCAAGGACACCGCTGCCGATGAGCGGGGACATGCTGCTGATGGTGTTGACGAAACGCTCGGGGCCGAACTCGGCAATAATGCCGCTGATGCTGCTGACTGTAACGTTTGGAAGAGCCATGTGAGAACCTCAGAGAAGTGGTTTCTCGTCGTCAAGATTGACGGCGAGCGTCCAGGAAATCGAGCATTCCCCGGGCGTTGTTTGCGAAACGGCCAGTACCGCCGGATGCTCCCCCGGGCGCCCTTGCCCCGACGGGGGCGTTGCTGGCGACGGGGGCGGACTGGCGAGGGGCGTAGCCAAGGGCTTCGAGGCGCTTGACCTCCCGCTCATGAATCAAGCGCGCGGCCTCGCCGGCACTGAGGTCATGGCGGGCCTTCATGGCTGCAATGACGTCGGCGCGATTGGCGAGGCGGTGCGTTGAAAGTGCGCTCTCGATTTGCGTCGAGAGCCGCGCCTTGATTTGCTCGCGCTCGGCCTCGTAAATGAAACTCTGCTGCATCTCGCGCAGCTTCGCTTCGTGTTCGAGGGCCAGCGCGTCGGCGCGCTCTTTGGCTCGCTGTGACAACCTGACGTCAGCAAGCTCCTCGTCACGAGCATCGTACTGCACACCCTCGCGCAGCTGCTGTCGGAGGCGTTCGTTCTCCTCCTGCAGGAGCTGGGCAGCTGTGCTGTATCGCTGGTTCTCGTGAGCGAGACGAGCCGATTCCTCTCGTGCTGATTTCACGTTGTTGTGGAGTTTATCGAGGCGCGACTGAAAGGCCGCCAAGGGCATGACGTCGGATTTTTTCCGCTTGTCTGCTGCGTCCTCGCCCTCGGGGGCGGGGGCGTCATCGTTGCCCGTGGACTCTACATCACCCGATGTCTCAAGCTCTCCGGTGGGTGTGCCCGGTGCCGATGTTGGCGCGGTTGCGGCGGTGGCTGCTGCTCGCTTTGCAGCGAGCGAAGCCATCATGCGCGACTGCGTTGACGCTGGCGCTTGTGTGGCGCCGGTGTCGGTGGTGTCGGTGGGCGAAGCCGAGGAAGCGCCCAAATCAACCGCGGATGCGGCGGTGGTGGTTACCATGTTACATAGCTAGCACTGTACCCAGTTATGTGCAACGATGCCGCATCAGGAGGCCACATGGCGCGACGATTGACCCCCGAAGATTTGGCGTTGACGGCATCGGAGAAACGTGCCGCGCAGGTGCAAGCCGAGGGCGGCGCCGGCAATCGAGCCATCGGCAGCGGTGTCGGGAACGTGCTCGGCGCGGGCCTCGGGGCTCTTGGCTTCCTCGTGCCTGGTGTTGGGGCTGTCCTCGGTCCTGCGGCGATGGCGGCGGGTTCGCAGCTCGGCGGTGTTCTCGGCGGCATGGCGTCCGATTCTCTTAGCGCGGGCGACCTCGAAGAAGCCGACGACACCATCGCCGAGGGTGAGATGGAACGTCAGAAGAAGCTCGCGCGCTACAAGCTGCGACAGGATGCGCTGAACGCGCTGATGAGCGAGGACTGAGATGGCCGACCTCCCGCTGACGTCGTCGATTCTCGAAGATTTCATGAAGCACAAGCGCCAGGGGGAACGCATCGCGCTCCCCTATCGGCAGCTCGGCGAGCTGTGCGAGATGTTCGTGGGCGGGCGTCAATGGGGCGTCTACAGCGGGCAGCGTCGGCAGGTGATGAAAGACGCTTGGTTCGACGACGAGAACGTGCCCCGTTCGCACATCAACGTCTGCCAAGGGCTGATGACGACCTTCTCGTCGCTGCTAAATAAAGACCGCCGCAGCGCCCTCGCGACGGCGTCGACACCCGACGACCCCGAGGACATTTACAATACGGAAATCACCAACCGCGTCATCGACTACATCGCCCAGGAGCAGAAGACTGCGAGCAAGATCCACCAAGCCGTGCAGTATGCGTTTCAGGACGGGACTGCAGGCGTCAAGGTGTGGCCTGATGAGGTTCGCGGCGAGGTCCGCTGGGCCCGTCTGACCATCCATGATTACTGGATTGACCCCGTCGAGGACTGGCATGACGCCAAGTGGGTGATTTTTGAAAATCACTACGGCGAGGATGAGGTCGCGGCGATGTGGGAAGCCGGTGGCATTGCTGGCATGCCCCCCGAGGAGACCGAGTACGTAAACGCGGCCGGCGAGACGGTCTGTGGCATCGTCGGGTACGAGTATTGGGTGAGACCGTGCAGGAAGTTCCCCGAGGGCGTGTTCGCCGTCATCATCGGCACCGTCATCGTGGTGCGCAAGGCGTATCCGCTCATCGTCAACACCGAGGGCGACCGCAAGGAGTCACTCCTGCCCCTGTCGTTGATGAAGATTCGTTTCCGTCGTGACAGCGCCTACGGGATTACGCCCCTCGCCGACGTCATCAACCTTCAACGACTGTTGAACGAGACACACGCGCGCACCATCAAGGTGATGAGGCTGGTGACAAATCCGCAGATCGCGATGCCGAAGCCCCTCGCGGACTCCATCGACATCACGAGAACCAACACCATCGACTATGACCCCAAGATGGATGACGCGCGCTCGAAGATATTCGCCGTCGAGCTGGGCGCGGTTGGCCTCGACCTGTACAAGCTGCGCGACGACGCGAAGGCCTTCATGTTTGACGTCGTCGGACTCAACGAGGTGACCAGCGGCGGCGCTGCCCCGACGCTGAGCGGGCGAGCAATCGAGGCGTATTACGAGTTGGACGCGCAGAAGAACAGCGACGCGCTGAAGTCACTCGAAGACATGGTGCTCGATGCTTGGCGGTTGTGCCTGGCCATCATTCAGCTTTTCTACCCTGCCCCTCGAGTGGCAGAGATAACGCGCATGGACGCAGCCGACGTGTTCACGTTCACCGGCGCCGATGTGCAAGGCAAAAACATCAGGCTTGAATCGGCCAGCGAACTCGAACGCCGCACTGACGTCCGCGTCGGGAAGGCCGTCGAGAACGCCCAGGCGGGCGTCGGCGGGGCGCAGGACATCGCGACGGCCCAGAAGTCGGCGCCGAACGCGGTGGCAAAGCAGGCGGCGGACCTCGCGGTGAGGACCTATCTCGCAGCGGGTGACATCGACATCAACGTCAACGACTACAGCATCCCGGCCTTGCGTGAGAGCATCGCCCGGGCGAAGTCGAGGGCTATCGCGCAGGGCAAGAAGAGCGATTTCGTCGACCTGGTGCTGCTCGAAAACATCATCAGCGACCAGATCGAGGGCAGCGAGCCAGATACCGGCGACAGCTCGCCGACGATGCCCGAAAAACAACCAACGCAGCCCGAGGGCTAAGGAGCAACCATGGCAACGTCTCTCGTCAATCGCGCAGGGTTCGGCATTTTCATCAACTCAGGCGCCGTTTCCGACGGCAGCGCCGTCCTCGGGACGACACCGGTCAAGGTCACGCTCCCCGACGTCACCGGCAACGGCGGCATAACCGCATACGTTTTGGTTCGCGTTGTGAACCCAAACGCGGCGGGGGTGGTGCTGGCGACCAAGATTGTCCCTCGTGGTGCAGCTGCCCCGACGTTTGACGCGACGTTCTCCGCGACCGGCGGACGCCATGTGATCGGCGGGCAAGTCGACGAGTTCATCATGAACTCAACCACGGAGCTCTACATCGTCGCGAGCGCCGCAGCCTCCTCGTGGGGCGTCAACTCGCAGCACGTCCACTGAACGGCGCTTCGTCGACCATCATCACCAACCGGAGCGCATCACATGGCCATCCCTCGCCCTGACACTCGCCGACAACCACCGAAGC